CAGATGGGCGTATCGAAATGGTGCAAACCATGGGCGCACCATCGGGAATGTCTATGCACAACAAGATTTGGCCCGTTGTGGAGCCGGATGCCGTCCAAATTTTGCATGAACAGTTAGACCGGCGTATCGAAATGATTTTGGAAAAAGCCAAAAAGGAGTAAGCGATGAAAGACTATACAAACGCGGTACAGGCCGCGGGCCTTGGGCGAACCCCACAGCTTTGCCAAGATGCTTTGATCGAAGCGCTGGAGGATCTGTTTAAGGGCAAGAAGTACAACGGCCAGCAGGGCCGCAAGGAGCTTAGAATCTACAAGCAGGATCTTCCGATCACGGAAAACAACGATTCGGATGTGGACACGGATGCCGCTGCTGCACCCTATGTTGTTGTCCGTATGACCGGCGGACAGATTGAGGACGAGGCTTCGCCGCAAAAGGTGGAGTTTTCTTTGGTGATCTGTGCCTATGACCTGGGCGATGCCCGCGAGGGCTACCAGGATGTAGCGAACATCAAAGAGGACATCATACAGCGGTTTTGCACCCGGCCTTACTTTGGCGGTGTATTTACCGTGCTGAAACCCATTGTGTGGGCCATGCAGCAGGACGATACGCACCCCTACTATTTCGGTGCCTGCAACCTAAATTGTACGGCTCCGGCCATGACCCAGGACACAGAACTGGAGGAAATGATATGAGCAAGAAGCAAAGCAAGGCTACTGCACAGGGCGCAGCGGAAAAGGCTACGCCCTGCGTTTACTGCGGCCCCACTGTGCGGGGCGTGGTAAAGCAGTACACCGTTTTTGCCGGGAACATCCCGGAACCCCTGCAAGCATTTATTGACCAGCACCCGGAGGCCAAGGCCCTGTTGGTGGCGGTTGATCGGTTTGCAGAAACCAGGAAGAAGATGGAAACCGCCGGAACGGCGGAAGCCATTTTGTACCACAAGATTAAATCCGAATTGTAAGGAGGAAAACGAAACATGGCACTTTACAAGCATGGCGTATATGCCAGTGAGCAGCCCACAAGCATGGTCGCGCCCATTTCCGGCACGGCTGGGCTTCAGGTGGTAATCGGCACTGCCCCGGTAAATATGCTGAAAGACCCCGCCGCAGCGGTGAACAAGCCCAAGCTGGTCACCACCTACGCCGAGGCGGTGGCAGCCGTGGGCTATAATCCTGACTTCAAGAGCTACACCATTTGCGAAAGCATTTCGGCCAGCTTCCAGGTTGTCGGTGTCGCCCCCATGGTGTTCATCAATGTGCTGGATCCTGAAAAGCACAAGGCGGACATGGCGGAAACCGTTATTCAGATCAACGGCGGCAAGGCCGTACTGGAGGTGGCAGGCGTTCTGCTGAACAAGATGGTGGTTAAGGCGGAGGAAGTCACCCTGACCGCAGGAGAGGACTACACCACCGCCTGGAATGACGATGGCACCCTGAACATCGTCGTGATCCCCGGCGGCAAGGCCGACAAGGCAACCGCGCTGACTGTCAGCGGTGAAAAGCTCGACCCCTCCAAGGTCACCCCTGCCGACATCGTTGGCAGTGTGGATGCTGATACCGGCAAGGAAACCGGCATGGAAGTCCTCCGGCAGATTTACCCCCTGCTGTCTATGCTCCCCGGCCTGGTGATTGCTCCCCGGTTCAGCAAGCACCCCACCGTGGCGGCGGCTATGCAGGCCAAGACCAAGGAGCTGAACGGTGTGTTCAAGTGCAACTGCATTGTGGACATCGACAGCTCCGCTACCGGCGCTACCAAGTACGCCGATGTGAAGAAAACCAAGGAGGCCCAGGCGGTGTCCGATCCCAACGCATACGCCGTATGGCTGTATGCAAAGATTGGCGATGTGGTTTACAGCGGCTCCGCTATGGCGGCTGCCCTGACCGCATACACCGATGTAGCCAACGACGATACCCCCAATGTCAGCCCCAGCAATAAGACGGTGAACATCACCGCCGCCTGCCTGGAGGACGGCACGGAAGTCCTGCTGGATCAGGAGCAGGCCAACATCGTCAACAGCTACGGCGTGGCTACCTGGCTGAACATGAACGGCTTCCGCCTGTGGGGCAACAACACCGCCGCATACCCCGGCACTACCGATCCCAAGGATCGCTGGTTTAGTGTCCGCCGGTTCCTGAACTGGGCGGCCAACACTTTCATTCTCACTTACTTCTCCAAGGTGGACAGCCCCGCCAACAAGCGGCTGATCGAGGCCATTGTGGACAGCGAGAATGTGCGCGGCAACGGCTTTGTTGCCCGCGGTGTCTGCGCCCGGTATGAAACCACCTTTAACGAGGACGAGAACACCACGGCTGATCTGCTGAATGGCAAGCTGACTTTCCATCAGTACATCACGCCCTTTACCCCCGCCGAGGACATTGAGGATGTTATCGAGTTTGACCCCAATGCCCTGTCCGGCGCACTGAGCTAACAAGGGAGGTAAACGCACATGATTAGCAACAACTACATCCCCGAAAAGATCAACGACTTCAACGCCTACCTGAACGGTAACAAAATGATCGGCGTTGGTTCCTCTGTCACCCTGCCCGAGATCAACATGAAAACCAGCACCATTTCCGGCACTGGCATCAACGGCGAAGTGGACAGCCCCAACATCGGCCAGTTTGAGGCGATGGAGCAGGAGATCCAGTTTAACACCCTGTACTCCTCCGCTGTGGATATGCTTTCCCCCATGTCCACCGTGAACCTGACCTTGCGCGCAGCGCAGCAGGTCTACGACAAGACCGGCGGCTACACCTTTAAGGGCCTGCGGGTCGTGGAAATGGGCCGGGTCAAGAAGTTTAACCCCGGCAAGGTGGAAAAGGGCGAGGGCATGGAAGCCACCGTTACCCTGGAGCTTACCTACCTGATGGTCGAGGTAGACGGCAAGCAGCTTGTGGAGATCGACAAGCTCAACGGCGTTTACAAGATCAACGGCAAGGATATGCTGGCGGCCATTAAGAACCTGACTTAATCCGCGCAAAGAAGTTTCGCAGGCCATCCGATTGGGTGGCCTGCGATTTTTTACCATCACTGAAACACTGACACACTGAAAGGAGCTTTTTATCATGGCAGAAGTAAAGAACATTGCGGCAGAAGCCGTTGCAGAAAACATCGAGGAACAGAAGAACAACACCGCAGGCAATGAGAACGCAGCCGATCAGCAGACCCGGCAGAGGATCATTGTGACATTCGCAAAGCCTTATGTGTTTGAGGACAAGGAATACCCGGAGATCGACCTGACCGACCTGGACAAGCTGACGATTCAGGATGCTATCGACACCCAGCGCCAGCTTTTCGGAGAACAGGAAGTGGCGGCAAGCATCCTGTGCGAAACCACCACGGCCTTTGCACGGAACATTGCGGCCAAGGCATCCGGCCTGCCCATTGAGTTCTTCAAGCTGATGCCCCGCGGCGCTATGAAGCGCGTGCTGGTAGCCGTGCGCAACTATGTGAACGCAGACGGCGAAACGGTAGACCATGTTATGCCCCTGGAAAAGCCCTACACCTACAAGGGCAAGGGGTATGAGAGCATCGACCTGAACGGCGTTGCAGACCTGAACAGCCTGCATGAAAGCGAGGCGGAAAACAGAATCGCAAGGGCTGGCTTCGTGGTGACGGAGAACAGCACCAACTACCTGTACGCCTGCGTGATCGCAAGCATGGCAACGGGGCTGCCGGAGGAGTTCTTTACCGGCCTGCCTCTGTACGAGGTTATCAAGCTGAAAAATTCGGTGAATGATGCAGGTTTTTTCGAGTAAAGGGCGGAGCAAAGGCCCTTAGAAAAGCCGCAATACGCCTGGCGCAAGCAACCAATACAGGCGTGGACTTTTACTTGAAGCTGCCTGTTTGTCAGTTCATTGAGCTAAATAACGAGGTGGCGGAGGAATGGCAAAGAACAAAACATTAGAGTTAAGCATTAAGATTGCCGGTAAGATCGACAAAAGCCTGCTTTCCGCACTGACCGGCACACAAAATCAAATCAGCGGGTTTTCCAAAGGATTAAGCAAAATTGGTACGGCTGGCCTTGCCGCCATGACAACCCTTGGGGTTGGAGCGGTAAAGGTCATTACAGACTGCACCAAGGAAGCCGCAAACTTTGAAAACTATATGTCCGATGTGGTGAAAGTCGTAGATGGCCTTGCGGATGCAACCGGCAAGATCAGCGATCAAATATCCAAGGAAACCGGGAAAAGCTATGCCCAAAACTATGCGGACATGAAAAAGACTATCCTGGACCTGAGTACGCAAATCCCCTACACCCAGGAGGATTTAACACAGCTTGCGGCGGCAGCCGGACAATCCGGCAAGTCGCTTCAAGACCTAACACAGACCAGTTTCCTACAAGACATTGCCATGTGGGGAACGGCTATGGATGTTACCGCAGACCAAGCGGGCGACTGGGGCGCAAAGTGGGAACAGGCGTTTAACATGAACCATGACCAGGTTATGGAGGTTGCGGATGTAATCAACTACCTGGGCAATAACTACGCCACAACGGCGGCGGAAATCGCCGAGAGTGTAAACGCCTCTGCCTCTATGGGCCAGTTGGCGGGCGTGGATGTGAAAGCAACGGCGGCCATCGCGGCAAGTATGCAGGCGATGGGTGTCAGTTCTGATCGTGTCGGAACCAGT